TATCAGGTTTACGAGGTCTACCCCTCTTACGCTTAACAGGCTCTTTTGTCTGTTCTTCAATATCATCACTCATTAGCGAATAATACCAATATTTAGCAAAAAATACCAAAATATATAAAGTATTGATAAAAAGACTATTTTGTCGCTTTTTTAAAATTGGCCTTTTGCAAATTTGGGGGGCTACTATAATAATTACAGCAGGCCAGCTCCCCTCCCCGGCCCTATTTCTGACCCTGCCCGACTTATCCACAGCTGGATGGATATACAGTACTGGATGGATTAACAGTGTTGGTGTGAGGGTTTGTGTGGCAACCAATACACACGCCAATAGTCCAACCAATAGCACTGCCAATAGCAATTCAATACCCTATCAGTACCCTGTATATACCCTATCAAAAAAAGTGAAAATAATCTTAGACAATAGCTATTATATATAATAGTATCTATATCACTGCTTAGTGATAAGCATTAACTAACTATCAACAACGCAAACGGAGAAACACAATGTCAACACTTACCCACGATAACAAAGCTGTACAAACTGTCAAAGCTGATTGGCAGACACAGGCAAGAGGATCCAATGATTCGGAGTATCAAATCTATTTATCTTGCGCAGATGATGGTGAAGGCAATTGCATCATCACAGGCAAGCCTCTAAAAACCTATGACGAGTGGTTAAACTCGTGAGGCGCAAATGATCCACACTGAAGAGCGCCAGCTGGTGCCTGGCCGAAACGCCTTCGGGCGTCTGTGGAAACCAATTAAAGGGTAAAACAATGATCACAGTAAGGCAGATTGAAACAAGCAAAGAAATTAACGATATCGCCAGGCAATGGGCATTAGACAATCTAGATTATATAAATTCGTCTAACAAGCTTTTAGGTAGTAGCTTGAAAGTAGAAAAAGGCGAAAAGGAAGGATTCTATACGTCTATCCTATACCTACAACCAGCAGATAAAATAGCAATCAAAACGCTATGCGCTGGGGCTAAGGTAGGAGGATGCCTTAAAGACTGCCTTATATCTAGCGGCCAACTAGGGATGACGACCGGACAAAGAGCGGCAACCAGGCGCACACTAATTTATCTACTCGATAGCGACCGATTCTATTCTATGCTGCGCAAGGAAATTAGCAGCCTATACCGCAAACATGGCGAGCAATTGGCTATTAGGTTAAACGGAACCAGCGATATAGACTTCTCAAAATTTATCGAAACAATGCCGCATGTTAGATTTTACGACTACACCAAAGTTTATCGCCGATTAACTAATAATCGACCAAGTAATTACGATTTAACCTATAGCGGTTCGGCTTTTAGTCGTAAATCTATTGAAATAACAGGCCGCGCTATTAAAGATGGCCACAGAGTAGCAATTGCGTTTAATACTGCCGAACGAAAAGGCGAATTTCCTATACCTAAAAATCTATTAGACTTCGACCAGACAGATTTAAGATTCCTAGACCGGAAAGGATTAGGCGCGCTCAAGTGCAAGGGGGGAAGCGTAGCAAAACGACTAGCTTCCATGGACAAACCAAACTTTTTCTTTACGCCTAAAACCTACAACCAGCTTAATAATCTAATAGCAAGGGGATAACCATGAATGCAATAGAGAGTCTATATAACATCGCGCACCATAACATTGGCACTATCAACGGCACCATGAACTATAACCGAATAACGGATACCCTAATCAGACTGGCCAATGTGCTATGTGATTCGGATACAGATGAAAGCACTTGGGGTATTGGCGAGGGAGGATTTTTTGGCCTTGATGATTTAATAGTTGGTGCTTATTGGCACTATGCAGAATGGCATGGCGGGCAATCCTCAAAAGGCTATGCTGCGATATCAGCATTAGGCCAAGTATTTCATCCAGGCATGGAAGTGCCAGATGATGAAAATATAGCCTACCAGCTATTGAACGAATTAGCTGAAGCAGAGAATAAATTGTAAAAAGAGCGCCCCCATTAAGGGGGCAAATCCACAAAGGAAAGGAAATTATATCATGAATTTATCATTTGAAGCACTTGGAAAGACTGTAGACGTAGAGTTTTGCGCGACCGGGAGTAGCCAGTACATGTCTGTTTACTTTGACAGTCGGCAAGTGGATGAATGCTTTGGCGAGATATTAAGTTATCCCCGCGAAATCCAAACAGGCATTGTGCGAGGCGCAGCAGCAGCAGCCTGGAAGCGCAAGCAATTGAAGCAAATAGCCGAACAAATACTGGCCGAAAAGGTGATAAACGATGAATGATAAACAAATAGAGCAATTATCAGAGACTGTTTGCGCCATATTATCCTGTTTGATTATGGTCGGATTCACGTTGTTAGTCTTATGCAATATTTAAGGGGTAATCATGCCAACAACTAATTACAAGCTTAAACCTGGAGGCAGAATATGCAGGTGCCCGACTTGTGGAGAGGCTTTTTCAGGCGAAAGCGCATTTGATATACATAGGGTAGGGGTACACTCAGAAAATCGCTCCTGTGTACGGTTAGGAGGCTCTGAGAGGCATATAATCACCACGCCGAAGGGTAATACTAAAGCTTTAGTGCTTAGAACCCTTCCACGCGGGACATTTTGGGGGATTTTAGGTGAATAAAGCAGAGACAATTCTTGAAAGGTTGGAGATGGTCAGAAAAACTGGCAGCAGTAAATGGATTGCTCGCTGTCCAGCGCATGATGACGGGACGCCGAGTCTATCAGTAACCGAGATAGAAGGCGGGAACCGCGTGCTGATTCATTGTCACGGGGGATGCGGGGCATTAGATGTGCTGGAAAGCATAGGGCTAGACTGGTCGGCACTGTACCCAGATGATTCAGATAATCGCTACCGGCCATTGTGGCGATCCAATCAGGATCAAAAGGCCATTGACGAGATGATCGTTAAAATCGCTCAGGTCAAACGTGACAAGGGTGAGCGGTTAAATGAAGCAGATAAGCAAGCCCTAATCCAGGCAAAGCTTAGAACCCTTGGACTCTAGGTGTTCAATGTGTGTCCCTTTGTATGTAGTTATTAGGGGTCTGGCGACTCGCCAAGGGGTAATTATGTAGAGTTAGCTAGTTATTAAACATAACACTTGATATTATGTGCTTGCGCCTAGCTCAGATTGATCCCTGAGTGAACGCAGCACTCTCTCCCTGCTGGCGCATTCTATTTGGAGAGATTATCTGGAGAGACTATGCATTACTATTCTCTGAATATACCTACGTGGGCTTTGCACACTTCCCATCTCACCATTGAGGAGGAGTGCGTTTACTTTCGCCTGTTGAATTATTACTACGACACCGAAAAGCCCCTCCCGAAAGACCTTAGCCCAGTAATAAAGCGAATGAGACTAAGAGGGCATGAGGATACCGTTAAAGAGATCCTGGCAGACTTCTTTACCCTAGAAGCAGACGGCTACCATAATCATAGGGCAGACATAGAGATTGCTGAGTATCACAAGAAAGCAGATACAGCGAGAGCTAATGGAAAGAAGGGAGGGAGGCCCAAAAATAGGGACTCTAAAACCCAGCCGGTTAATTTAGCTAACCCAGAAATAACCGGATCGAAAGCTAACCATAAACTAAGAACTAATAACCATAAACAAATAACTAAGTTTATAAGGCCAAAACCTAGTGAAGTTGAGGAATATGCAAAGCATATAGGCTTCTCTCTTGATGGTGATTATTTTTGCGATTATTACCAGGCGAGAGGATGGAAGCTAAGCACTGGCCCAATGAAAGACTGGAAGGCAGCAGTACGGACTTGGAAAAGGAACCGCAAAGAAGATAAAGAGTTTAAGCCAAGGGAGATAATAATTTGAACATACCCCATAACGTAGATTTTAGAGACTACATAACCATCATCGGGGAAGCCGAGGCTCAAGAGATACACCATGCCGGGTATTGGAGGGAGCAGATACACGAGAGGGCAAAGAACCTTGAACTGTCCGGCGACCTTTTGCCATGGTCTAAGGTCAGTCAGCATTTCAAGCTAAGGGCTGGCGAGATCACACTGTGGGCTGGCATGAACGGGCATAAGAAGTCAATGGTGCTAGGCCAAGTCGCCCTATCTTTAATGTGTCAGGGTAAAAAGATTGCGATTGCTTCCCTTGAGATGAAGCCAGAGGAAACCCTTTGGAGGATGTGCCAACAGGCAGCAGGATTGACAGCAGGCCAGCCAAGTCAGGAATTTATTAATACTTTCATGGACTTAGCTAATGAATATCTTGTTATCTATGACCAACTTGACTCAGTTAAAACCGAGAAGATATTGGGCTTTGTTAATTATTGCGGCCAAGTATCGGATTGTGACCACATAATGATTGACTCCCTGGCAAAATGTGGGATCGGAGTTGAGAACCGCGAAGGCGAGGC